TCACTTTCACTTTCACTTTCACTTTCACTTTCAATTTTTTCTTCAGTTTGGGATTTATATTTACAAATGAATTCAATTATAAATTTACTACCTACATTTTGTTCACTTTCACAATATACTTTACCATTATGACCATCTTCTATAAATCTTTTAACAAGACTTAATCCTAAACCACTTCCACCAGAATCTAGTGATTTACCACTTCTTAATTGTGTAAATGGTTTAAATAATGTTTTTAGTTCTTCTTTATTCAATCCAATTCCAGTATCTTTAACCATTATTTTATTAAAAATTTTATTTTCTGATCTTTTTTCTTGAAATATATTAATTTTAATATTACCATTATTTGGTGTAAATTTCGCAGCATTACTCAGAAAATTTACAATAGATTGTGTTATACGAATTTTATCTAAATATAACATTTTTTCAATACATTTTATATTTGATTCTAATTTAATATTTTTTTTTTTACATTTATGTTTAATTTGTGATAAACATCTTTTAACTATTTCTTCAATATTATTAAAATCATATGTATATTCAAATTTACTATTTTCTATTTTATTTAAATTTAGTGTATCATTTAAAATTTGTAAAATATTGTTATTAGCATGAGTAATATCTTTAAGTAATTCAAGTTTATGTTTTACTGAATCTTCTCTTGTAGTTATAATTTTATTTAAGACTGGGTAGTCTTTTTTTAAATTTGATTTTTGAATTAATGATTTTAATTTTATTGGTATTTTTGTAATAATATGTTCTAAATTTTCAGTTCCAAGAATAGATGCTTGTAACCATCCTCTTACTTCATGAAATATATATCTAAGAAATTCAGTTTTATGCTGATTAAACTTTTTTTCTATTTCTACTTTTATTTTTTCATCTTTATAATTTTTATAATATTTTTCAAGTTGTGTAATATCTTGTCCAACACCTAATATACCAGTAATTTTATTACTTAAATTTCTCCTTGGATTAGCATTCAATAAAATATTTAAAATAATTCCTTTTTTAGTTTTTAATTTACATTTATAAGAATCAGTTGATTTTCCTTTTAATAATGTATTGTTTAGAATTTTTTTAATATTTTCTTTTTCTTCTTCTAAAATATATTCTTGAATAATATGTTTTCCTAAGACTTCTTTTTTAGAATATCCAGATAATTCAGCAATTTTATTATTCCAAACATTAATATTTAGATTTACATCAGTTCCAATAATAGGAGCATTTGCTGTTTCAATTAATTGTTCATATTCTAATTTAGAAGTATAAGCTTCTGTATTATCAGTAATACAACCATACCATTTTACAATTTTATGAATTCCATTATAACCTATCAAATAAGGTTTTGAATGACAATTTATAAATTTTATACTATCTTCTACTTTTATCAAACCCTCCCAATTCAAAATTTCAAGTGTTTTATAAGAATGAGTAATACTATCAATAAAAGATTGAACATATTCTTTTTTAATTTTAGATATACTTAATTGAGACATTTTTGTCATTTGGTCATAATTTAAATTATAAATAGAATTAGAAGCTTCAGATACATATTCAAAACAACAATCATTTATATTTTCACTGTATTTAGTAAATATATAAGCCATAGAATTCATATTTTTTAAGATTTTATCTTTTTCTATATTTAGAAAATCAATATCTAAATTTTGTGTTGTTAATTTTTTAAATTCGTGTTCTAATCTGTTATATTTATGAATTAATATAATGTGGTCTTTATTATCAATATGTAATTTATTTGGCAACTGATCTTTTAATTTATTATATTTATCTAATAAAAGAGCATAATTTTTATTATAAAAGAGATTTTGTGTTGTTAATTTATTATATTTATCTAATAACAAAGTATATTCATTTTTATAGTTAATTGTTTCAGGTTGTATTTTTTGTGTTTTTTTTAAAAAATTCATTAAACTTTATTTAAATAAATGATAAATTTTAAATCAAATTTTTTTGAATTACACTTTTTTAATATTAAATTTTAAAACATTTACTTTAAGTATGCATATTTTTTGCATAATTAATATGCAAAAAATTATTTAAGAAATAAATATTTAAAAACATTTTTAATTTTAAAACATATTTATTTTAATTATGCATATTTTTGCATAATTAATATGTCAAAAATTATTTAAAGAAATAAATATTAATAAATATAAATGAAAAAAAAAGAATACATATGTAATATTTGTGGTTATAAAACAAATAGAAAGAGTAGTTATGATAATCATAAAAAAAGAAAATATTCTTGTAAAGTTGTAAATAATAATGAAAGTGTGAATAATAATTTAGTAAATAATAGAGAAAAAGAATTAGAGAAATTACTTGAAGAATATAAGCATAAATTAAAATTGTGTGAATTAAAATTAGAACATAATGAAACTAAATTAGAAAAAAAAACACAAATAATAGAAGGTAATATTGAATCTATGAAAGAATTAATTACAACAAATAAAAATTTATCAGTTGAAAGTAAAAATTTAAGAGAATCAATAAAAATAAATATGACAATGCATAATTATTTTATTGTTAATTCATTTGGTAAAGAAGATTTTACTTATATAGATATGACAAAATTACTAAATGATTATAAATCTTTAGCTCATATGGTTGCTAAACAGATTCAATTAAAACATTTTTCAAAACATAAAAAAAATCATAATTTAGTGTTAATGAGAACTATTGCTAAAACATATAATGAAGATGGAATTTGGGAACCAAAAGATAATGTAAAATTATTTATTGTTAATGAATTAATTAAAAAAGGAATTGTAAATATTGATGATTATAAGAAACAAAAAAATATTATTTTTGAAAAAAATAAAGAGAAAAAATATAAAAAAGATAAAAAATACCTTTCTAAAAATATACCTTTACCTTGTATGTTTAATCCTAAAGAAGCAACAAAACGTTTAAAAGAAATACAAGAACAAAGAACAATAGATACTGACCCAAAAGATGTTATGTGGGATAGTATAGAACAAAAATATAAAAAAGAAATTAAAACAGCAACAAAACAATTAGATATTAAAAATAATTTAAAACAAGCAGTATTAAAAAAAGAAATAAAAGCAAGTATGGTAACTTATAAAAATTATGCAACTTAAAAATAAAATATCAAGATTTTTAGATGAATTCTCAATTTTAAAGTTTATTAAAACGTTAGCATAAATTACATAATCGCATAATCGCATAATCGCATTAATTTATTATGCATCTTAAAGTAAAATGTCAAGATTTTTATAAAGATTTAATTTATATTGATTTACTTTTAAATAAGTTTATTAAAAAGTTTATTTAAGTTGCATAAATTACATAATCGCATAATTTATTATGCATCTTAAAGTAAAATGTCAAGATTTTTATAAAGATTTAATTTATATTGATTTACTTTTAAATAAGTTTATTAAAAATTTAATATTTCTTAAATAAATATATATATAATGGCTTCATTACAATTAAAAAAGTTTAATATGGATATGTTAAGTGATGATAGTGTTGTTGTAGCTATTGGTAAAAGAAGAACTGGTAAATCTGTATTAGTTAAAGATATTTTATATCATAAAAAATCAATACCAATTGGTAATGTTATATCAGCAACAGAACAAGCAAATAGTTTTTTTTCTTATATGATACCAAGTATTTTTATTCATGATGATTGGGACCCATCAATAGTTGAAAATCTGTTAAAAAGACAAAAATTAGTAATTAGAAAAATGAAACGTGAATTATCTCATAAAGGTTCAACTAATATTGACCCAAGAGCTTTTTTAATATTGGATGATTGTTTATATGATAAAACTTGGTCAAAAGCAAAATGTATTAGAGCTTGTTTTATGAATGGTCGTCATTATAAATTATTATTCATTATAACTATGCAGTATGCTCTTGGAGTTCCACCTCATTTAAGAACTAATATTGATTTTATATTTATTTTCCGTGAAACATATATAAGTAATAGAAAAAGACTTTATGACCATTATTGTGGAATGTTTCCTAATTTAGATACATTTTGTCAAGTAATGGACCAATGTACTGAAAATTTTGAATGTTTAGTAATAAATAATAATGCTAATTCAAATAAATTAACAGACCAAGTTTTTTGGTATAAAGCCAAATTACATAAAAATAGTTTTAAAGTAGGTGCTCCTTGTTTTTGGAAACACCATAAACAAAATTTTCTACATTCAGATGATGAAGAAGAAGAAGATAAAGAGCAATTTACAAAAGTTACAAGAAAAAAACATCCAATTATTCATGTAAAAAAAAGTTATTAAAAATCAGGTGTTCCAGTTCTTATTAGTTCATTCATTGCATTTTTTACACCTCCAAAATAATCATTTGCTATTAATACAAATAATATAATAAGTAAAATTGAAGTACAATTTATTATAGTTTCTTTATTATCTAAATTTCTTTTTTTAATTACTGATTTTATATATTGAATTAAATAAAAACCTACTGCGCCTAAAATAGACAAAGTTATAAAAAAATTTATATTCATTTTATATCTTTATCAAAGAAAATAAATTATAAAAAATAACATTAAAATTATTAAATAATTAAATAATTAAATTTAAATTTTCATATATTTTTTTATGTTCATCTTTTTCTAAAAGCACATCTTTTACATTTTCTTCCACAATTGTATCAATATTTTGCTCTTCATCACTATTTAAATCATAAGTTTCATTTTTATTTTTATATGTAATTTTTATTATTTTTTTATCTTCCAGTTGTTCATTTTCTAATTTTTCCTTTTCTAACTTATCTTTTTCTAACTTATCTTTTTCTAACTTATCTTTTTCTAATTTTTCCTTTTCTAACTTTTCTTTTTCTAATTTTTCAATTTCTAATTTTTCACTTTCTAACCTTTCTAATCTATATCTATCTCTTCTTTCTTTTTCTTTTTCTAATTTTTCCTTTTCTAACTTATCTTTTTCTAATTTTTCACTTTCTAACTTTTCACTTTCTAACCTTTCTAATCTTTTTCTATCTCTTCTTTCATTTTCTAATTTTTCCTTTTCTAACTTATCTTTTTCTAATTTTTCCTTTTCTAACTTATCTTTTTCTAATTTTTCACTTTCTAACTTATCTTTTTCTATTTTATATTCTTCTTCATTTAGACTAAAATGAGAATAATTATCATCATCTATATTTTTTATTTCATTTTTAACTACATTTCTTAAAATATTTTTTTGTTCACTATTCATATTTAATTTGTTAATTGTTTTAGAACCAGCATTTATATATTCTTTTAAAATATTATTAACAGGCATCATTTTTCGGATAGCCTCATATATTGATTTACCAATAAGTTCTTCACTATCTCTTAAATTTCTTTGAATATTAAATAAATCAATATCAACATCATAATATAGGAATGGATTTTTCCAAAAAGCTCTAGCACATTCAATAAAACATTTATGTAAAAATAAATTACCAGATGGTATTTTTAAATTAATTTTTCGCCCTTTTTTATTATCTAATTTAATAGATGATAATATTTTAGTTTGTGCTATAAAAACAGCACTAATTAATTCTTCCAAAAAATCACAATCTGATATTTTTTTCAAATTTTTATATTCTTGTTCAATAAACACTTTATTCCATTTAGGAATATTACTTAGAAGATTTTGAAATATAAATAATATTCCCCTACTGTTGTTATTTTCATCATTTATATTTTTAGCTTTTTCATACATATTTTTAATTTTCATATATATAGTTGGAGTAAAAATTGAAATTAACTGTTTAGTATATTCTTTTTTAGCATCTACCAATACATTTATATTATTCATTTATAAATTATTAAAAATATTTTAAAAAAATAAAACGCAATATAAAAATATATTTAAGAAAATAAATAAAGAAATACTTTATGAATATTAATTCTATACAAAACTTGTTAAATAATAATCAAATACAAATTAAAAATTTAATAAAACATATTAATATTTTAAACAACAAAGTAAATTTACTAGAAAATAATATTATTAAAATTAATAAAACTTTAAATAAAGAATTAAGTAAAAAATGTGAAAAATGTGAAAAATGTGAAAATGATATAAATACAAAAGATGAAAAGGACAACAAAAATGAAAAAGATGATAATTTAAATAAATTATTAAATTTAAAAGAGAAAAAAGTTAATATTTGTTTAAACATTATGAAAACTAAATTGTCAAAAAGATTAAGTAAAGACCTACTTAGTAATTGAATCTTTTCAATCTTTTCAATCTTTTAATATATTATATAATATATTTATATTTAAATGTTCTTTATTTAAATATACTTTTCTGGAAAGTTCCTGTACTTTATTTTGTAGAATAATTTTGTTATTAATAAGAAAACAAATATTTATTATACTATCAATTAATTGAACTATATTTTTATGAATATATTCATTAATTGATTTTTTAATATTTTTAGTATTATTAATAAAATTTTTAAAATTAATATTAATTTTTTTTTTATAAAAAATATTTAGTATATTTATTTTTAATTCATTATTTGATTTTAAAATTGTTTTGTTTAATTTAGAATTTAAAATAATACTAGTAGCTTCTGTTAAAATAGAAAATGATACTAAATAAGAAATAGTTTCACCAAATATATTATGAATACAAAAAGTATTATTATCATTCTTAAATTTGTTTAATAATTTTGGAAAATTAAAACTTGTTTTAATAGCAATAATAAAAAATAAGATAGAAATGGATAAATCAATTCTTTCAAATGTTTCATCTAAAAGTATAAATGGTATGTAAGAACATAAATAATCAAAATCATTTAATACATTTATAGAATATTTTATAGCTGTAATTAGTCTTTTACACTTATTTAAATTATCATATTTCGTAAGGTATTTATTTATGTTTAAATTAATTAAATTTTTAAAATTTTCTAAATTTTCTAATTTTTCTAATTTTTTCATTAATAAATATTAATATTTTAATAGTTTGATTGAACCCTATTTGTTAAATAATGAATTATTTCATTAAACGTAGAATTCCAAATTTTTAACTCTAAACAAATATTTTTAAAAATTAAAATACTTTTTTTAAAAATTCGTAAAGTTTCTTTTTTACCATGTTGAATTACCATATTTGTTGAAACCTCTGTGTTTTTTTTTGAATCTTGTTGAATATCATCAAAATCATCACTTATTTGAAAAGCTAGTCCAAACATACGAACACATTTTTTTAATTTTTCAACATCTTTAATATTTCCACCTGATAATAAAAAAGAACTTAAAAAAGCAATTTCATAAAATGTAGTAGTTTTTAAAAAAATAAGTTCTTTAAAATTTTTTTTGCTTTTTAATGAATCTTTTGATTTTTGAACAAAAGAATTAATATTACATGTATCTAAAAATTGACCTGAAGCTGCTCCTAATATTCCTAAATTTTTATTAATATTTTTTTAAATAAGAATGGTAATATTATCAATATATTCTTCAGGATAAACCTTATTTTTTTTTATTATATTTATATTTTCAATTAATAAACGAATAGTTTCTTTTAATAAAAAATCTACTATAATATGACAAATAGGAACACCATATTTATGATGCAATGTTTTTTGTCCTCTTCTAAACAAATCATTATCCATGTAAGGTAAATCATCAATAATTAAACTACAAGTATGATAAATTTCAATTATTAAATATAAATTATCAAGAATTATATTTTTGTTAAAATTTTTATTATTATTATCAACAATTAATTTAGCAATTACAGGTCTTAATCTTTTACCATTATTGAAAGCATGATTCAGTAATTCTTTTAAAGTTTTATCTTCAAATTTTAATATAAAGTTTTTTAAACAGTTATTTATATAATCTTTTTCTTTATTATAATTATCCATTTCTTTCTTTTTCTTAATTTAATTTATTTTTAATAAATAAATTGAACATAACAAATAAAAATTTGATTTTAATTTAATTATTTTTTTTTGATTTTGTAATTATGTCAACAACAACAACAACAACACCAACAAAAATCAAAATTATAAAATACCCACATGTAAATTCAGATAAATTTCAAGAATTTTTAAATGATGAGAAAAAATTATTATTAGAACATATAATAAAAAATTTATCTGAGACTTATTGGATTGATAAAGATAAATTAGAAAGTATAAAAAGAAAATTGGGAATGAATAATAAAAAGATAGAAATAAAAGATTATCAATTACCAGAATTAAAAAAATTAATGACACAACATAATTTAAGCAAAATGGGTAAAAAAAAAGTATTATTAAAAAGATATGATAGATTTCTAAATAAAAATTTATTAGATACAGATTTAAAAAAAAAAAGAGGAAGAAAAAGAACTAAAAATATAAAAAAAAATTTATAAATATTTATACAAAATCATAATTAAAATACCAATTGGTAAAAAAAATGGATCAATATAATTTAAATATATCCAAATACTTACAATAACAATAGAACTTATTTTTTTCCTTGGTAAAAGTGAATAGCAATCAAAGGTTCTAAAATATATCCAAATACTTCCAACAAGAATAGACAAAATTATTTTGTTTTTTCTTGAAATATAATTATCTAAAATCATTTGTTATTATATTAGATTTTTTTTATTTAATTATTAAAATGGGTAAAAAATCAAAAAATCAAAAAATAAAAAAAATAAAAGAATACAAAACACGATTAGATAGAAGCCAAGAAATAGCAATGATTATAAAAAAAATAGCAGATTTAGGTTTATCAGTTGAATATGAAGGAATAAAAGATTTTTATAAAATTTGCCAAAAATTTGTAAATAATGATGAACAACTATCTGGAAAAATAAAATTAACTGGATTAAAAAGACTTTTATGTTATAATTTAGTAAGGACAAAATCCATCGAATCAACTATTAATTTAAAATATAATGAAAATATTTAATTATTTTCTTCAAAATATATTAATTATTTTCTTCAAAATTATTTTCTTTATATAGTTTAAATAAAAAATAAAAAAAAACTAAAAATTATTTAAAAATAATTAATGTTGAAAGACTAGAGCAGTAAATCCTACTGTATCTGCGTTTGTAAAAAAAAAATAAAAAAATAATATTTATTAATTGAATATAAGTTTCCTAACAGCAAAATTCATAAAAAAATGGGAAACTGAAATGAATATTCAAATTACATAGTAGATAGAAGTTTAGGTGTTTGTTTGACAAGAGTAGTTAATTAGTAATTAGTTTTGGCAAATGACGAATGTGATAATGTTTTTTTTCAACAGGTAAGTATAATATCTTTTATAGATAACTAGAAAATTCCAGAAGAAGCAGAAGCAAGAAGAAAAAGACTAAAGTCAAGAGAAGCAGTTTGTTGGTGTCTGGCTAAAATCTCCACAGACATAAAGTAAAAATTACTTTAAATGGAGTAAAAATCCATGGAACAAAAAAATTTCCATACATACATATCCATAAAAATTTAATATAAAAATTTAAATAAAATTTAAAATTTAAATAAAATTTAAATAAAATTATATAAATTTATGATTTCTTAAAACCTATTTACATAAATATATAATAAAATAAACAGGCACGTTTGAAATGGGTTTTAATTAGTTTTAAAAATATTAACACTTTGAGGCATATGGTGCATCAGTTTAGTTTTTTGAAATTAATTTTGGTTATTAAAGAAGATAAGTCTTCTTTATTCTATTGTTTAAAATCTACATACTTAATTCCCCAATAATCAATTGATTATTTTATTTTTTATTAAGTAAAGTTAGAGTTTAAACAAAAAAAAAAATTTTAATAAATTTAAAATTTAAATAAATTTTAATTAGTTTTAAAAATATTCTTTGAGGCATATGGTGCATCAGTTTAGTTTTTTGAAATTAATTTTGGTTATTAAAGAAGATAAGATAGGTCTTCTTTTATTCTATTGTTTAAAATCTACATATAAATTACTTAATTCCCCAATAATCAATTGATTATTTTATTTTTTATTAAGTAAAAGTTAGAGTTTAAACAACAAAAAAAAATTTAAATAAATTTAAATTATTAAATTAAATTTAAAATTATGGTTAAAGCTGGCCAGCGTTAAAATATGGTATGGATTATTTTTTTTAAAAAAAACAAGAAAAAAAAAAGAACAAGAACAAGAACGAGAAGATAATTACAACGAGTACAGCAACTAGAAGAACGGTAAGCAAGCAGCAGCAAGGAGTCTACATTTATGAATTTGGTGAGTATGAATGATCAGGCAGGTATAGTAGTGAGTTAGTGAGTTAGTTAGTGGTAGTTGTGGTGGTGGTGTTGGGTGTGGGTTTAATAGTGTTTAGTCATTATATTTCATTTACATACATTTCATTTCCTTTCCCTGTCTTATATTATTATTAGATATTATAAGACAATTTCATATTTCATATTTCACACATTTCACATTTTTGATGTTTGTTGTTTTTGTTTGTTGTGAGTGTTAAATAAACTTTTAAACAAAAAAAATTCTTAAAAATTCTTAAAAAAATCTTAAAAATCTTTAAATACATTTAAATTAGACTTAGAAAAAACTAAAAAGTATTTAAATATTAACTAATGTATAATTACTGTGAGTGATTGTATAAATTTTGGAAGGTGTGGTTTAAACCTTAATTAAACTAAAAAAGTATTCTAACTGCAATTTTTACTCTTTCATAGATTAAAATGAATACTGATACTTGATTTTTTGCTAGGAATGTAACTAGTAAAATTTGAGCATAAATT